ACCATGCTTGATGGATGCGATGGCGGTTGTGCCAGCACCCCCGAAAGGGTCCAGCACAGTACCGTTAGGAGGGCAACCAGCGAGGATGCAAGGCTCAATCAGTTCGACGGGAAACACTGCGAAATGTGCTTCGGGGAATGGCTTGGGGCCGACCCACCAAACACTACGCTTGTTTCTTTTAGCGTAATTCTTTACACGAGCGTCTGCGATTCCTTTCGCCTTGCTTGTGCGGTTGGGGTCGCCTGCGGCCCATTCTTCATTCTCGGCGTACTTGTTGGCTGACTTGTTCTTATCCGGCTTACCAACAGTGTCTTCCTTGATTGCCTCGTTGTCGTAGTAGTAATCTTTACTTTTCGATAAAAGAAACACATACTCATGGTTTTTCGTACAGCGGTCACGAACAGATTCCGGCATACAATTTGGTTTAGCCCAAATAATGTCCTGTCGCAAGTACCAACCATCGGCACGAAGGGCAAATGCGAGCATCCACGGGATGCCAACTAAATCCTTCTGCTTGAGGTCGCCGGATGCTTGGTTGCGTTGGGTAGTAGGGAGTCCACGCTCGCCACCTGCGGAGTCCGCAACGCCACTCTTGCGAGAGCCAGCACAATACGAATCACCGATGTTGAGCCACAGCGTACCTTCGGGTTTGAGTACACGCTTGACTTCGCGGAACACTTCTACCATGTTCTTGACATACTGTTCCGGTGTAGGTTCAAGTCCCAATTGACCGAACCATGCGTCACAGTGTTTGCAGAACGCCTGCTCTTGGGGTTCCCAATACGCAGATTTGAGTTGTAGTGAATTATTATTATTGCGGGTATTTTCGCTGGGTCGAGTATATCCTTCCCATTCGTGGGAAGTATCACCTTCTCCACGCTCAATACATTCTTGTGGACCCCAAACAATGCCCCTACCACCGTAGTCACGAAGACCCCAATACGGCGGGGAAGTCACGCACATATCGACGGACTCATCATCCATGTACGCCATCAGTTCGACGCAGTTGCCGGTGCGTATTTCAAATACCACTGTTTTCCCACCAATAAAGATAAGGTTTGTCGTAAGAGCGTTGAATCAATTTCATACGAGATAACATTCCGAGAATACTACCTACCACTTGGTTCGACCACTGTTGGTTGCGAGGGATATATCGTTGTCCCAAATCCCTAACTTCACGAGCAGTCAATGGTCTGCCGTGGCTTTGATATTTCAACACGGCAAGTACAGCAATCTTAAGGTAAATCTTCCTACCCTTGAGTCTGCCACCTGTGTACTCGTATAACTCATTGACCTGTTCTAATGTCAATTCCTTAAGACTGCCATTAAGAGTGTTGATAACAGTTCGTTCAGTCATATTATCACCGTTAAAATACGACGGAGGCGGGGCGGGTACGGAAGAGAAACACAACACTCCCTCATGCTTTGGAGGTACACTTTTACCCTTTTTCGAGGCGCAAACCCCACCATGTCGTAATCAATAAGTAAGAACTCCCGCTTGGAAAGCAAAGAACTCGCTGGAACCCATAACATTAGGCCAATGAATGTAAAGACGCATACCTTGTCCGAAGTCACGGAAGTCGTAAATGTAAATGTCACAAGAGCCGGTCATAGGCTTGAACACTTCGTCAAGCCCACCGTCGAACTGCCACTTCCATGTTTCCTTTGCCTTTGTTTTAAGTGCAACATCTGTCACGGTCTGTCCGAGGTGAAAGTCACCTACTTCGACTTGTAGGTGGTGCGAGTCATACTCCACACCCAAAGTGTATCTGTTGAGTCGCTGTCCATTCATGGTGTCGCAACGCAAAGCCTCGTACATATCCGTTGAATCCACGGTGTACTTTGCGAGAGGTTTAATCTTGTCACCGTTGCCGGTGATGTAGTACACACCGTCTGTGTGCCAAACACGGTTCACGAGTTCAATACCTTTCTTGTGGAACTCGCTGATAGTGTCGGGACTGTGAGAGAACGCCTTAGCATCTCCCGATGCGTCGAGCGTGGTTTGTTTTCCCCTACTTTTAATTCGTAGGCGATTGTTTTCTTTATCGAAAACGAGTGTCAATAGTTGACCGTGGTACTTGATGATTCCCAGCATATTGTCGATGCTTTGGATTGGGATATTGCATACATCTTCACCATTGACTGTGCAGGCCATTGTGACCTGTGTCAGCCCCGACAAGTCCCTTGTTAGACTGCTGGCGATGGCTTGTCCCGACTCGCCATTAAGACAAGTCAAGAGTAGTGACTCAACCTGTGCCTGTTGCTTTCCGTTGACAGTCTGCTTGCGCTTCATAATGGTGAGCAAGCGGGTCAAGTCGGCGTTGGTGATTTCAACGGAGGAACTCATCGCTTGACCCCCAAGATGTAGTGTGTGAACTTCATGGCCGGTGCTTCATGCTCGTCTTGAAGTTCTTTGACTGCGGCGACAATGTTGCTCACTTCGGGAAGTTCATCGAGCGTGAACTCCAAATCAGCAAGGCGGGTTTCGATGGCCTCAATGCGCCGTTGAACGGATTTGAAACATTGGAGGGCTTGGTTTAGTATTTCATTTAATTCTGCTTCCATTTCACTCACTCCATGTTAGCATTGGCAGTCCAAACCATTTTACTTTACCCTTGATAATTTCGAGGATGGTGTGGGTCTGCCCGATGTGTTCCATGTGCTTACCTTTGATTTCCTCAAAGGTAGCCTTGACAATCCAATCGTCGTCGTTCTTGAGTGTGGGGTCGGCCTTAACACCAGCGGCGGTATCGGCCCGCTTCATGTAGCGGGACAAGAAGATTTGTTGGGAGAACAAGCGCATGGTACCCTTGTCCCATTCCGGTCGCTCGCCGACCTTCATTAGCACTTTGCCACCGGAGCCGTTGTCAACATAGTTGGAAACATCTTTGAGATGGAAGGTGAAGAACACACAAGGCACAGCAAGACCGTGAAGTCGAGTCATAACTTGGCGGAACAATTGGTTGCGGGTGCGCCATTCCTTTTGGTTGAAGGAGTCGCCTTCTTCCTTGATAACACCCTTTCGGAGCAGAACATCAGTCATGGCGAACTCGCACCATTTCAAGAAAGTCGAACCACCGTCGAATACAATTCCGGCAATATCTTCTCCTTCCTTTGACTTGTCGGCAACAATGTTGACGAAGTAATTTACCTTGTCAATCAAGTTAGCGTAGTTGACGGTAGCATCGTCGTTGAAGATGCTGTCGTCACGCTCGTCAAGAAGTGGAAGGACTGTGATTTCATCATCACCTGCGTATGCGGAGTCGATGGTAGCCTTTGCCGAGTTGTCAACATCGAACACATAGATGTGACCCTTCGGCTTCACCTGTCGGCAAATACTGATGGCTGTACCGGTTTTGGCACAGTTCTCCTTGCCGATTAGTGCCATGCGTACAGGCACCGATTGTGCCGTGTTGTTCTCAAAAAGACCACGGTAGTAGTCCTTGTCAAATCCCGTTTTTGTGACGGTCGCTTCTGTTGTTTTAGTTCCCCAAGACATATTATTCCCTCCTGTTGTAGCCATATAAAGGTTGGCTTTGCCTATTGTTCGCCCACCAAAACGATTCGGTCGGTGAGTAGCATGAGCCGAGCAATTGATGCGGCGGCTTTGAGTGAGTTGACAAGCACGAGAGTAGCGTCGTACACATTAACAGTGTCTTGTGTTTCGATGTAGAACTCCGCCGTGTGCAAGTTCTTGTAGTAGTGCCTTTGTTGGAATAACTTCCTAATATCTGCGAGCGATTGCTCACTACCAGCGTTCTTGGTCAACACACGAACCGGTTCAAGGAGAACCTTCTCCCACCGCTCGTTGCGTGGACTTTCCGGTCGCTCGGTGACGGAAGTGCGTCGTGCGAGAGTCACGCCAGCACCGTGAACGGTACCACCCTTCATGGCGAGTCGGGTAGCGTTGACAGCATCGTCAACCCTTTCCCTCGTTTCACGGATTTCAGCCTCGCTGAATCCTCCGATGTGAATGTTAGCAATCTTTGAATCCAAACGAGCAATACGAGTGAGTAGTTTTTCCTTTACAAAAGAATGGTCAGCCGCTTCCGCCTGTTTTCGCAAACCTGCGATGTGGTCGTTCAGCGTATTTACAGCCGAAGAGCCAGCAATAAGAACTGTTTCTGTTTCGTTAATTCTAATTGTGTCAGCAGTTCCGAGCATTCCTTTACCGGCAACAACATCGGCAACCGTATGCCCTTCTGCGTCGAAGAATATCTTGCCACCGACAAGGGCTATAATGTCTTCAAACCAAGTCACCGGACCAGCGTATGGTACCTTGATGGCACAAGCCTTGACAACACCACCAACATGATTGGCGATGAGGTTCGATAGAGCAACACCCTTAATGTCTTGACATATAACGATGAGCGGTCGGTTGTTCTCAACCGCAATCTCAAGCGCAGGCATCAAATCTTCAAATTCCTCAATCACGGTTTGTGTCAAAAGGAACAACGGGTTGTGGTATTCGACGGTACGCCTGTTCGTATTACAGAACATCGGAGAAACGAATGTTGTGGGAACACTTGTTCCGAGGGCTTTCGACCAAATCGTATGGTCAAGAGAGCCGACCTTGAGATTGACGAGAGCGTCGGGGCCGAGTTCCGTGAAGATTTCAGCAACGAGTTCGCCAAGATATTCGTCGTTGTTAGCGGCGACAGAAGCCACGAACTTTAGCCGCTGTTCTAACTTTTCCCAATCATCATCGTCAGTGAGTGCATCAAAATCAATCTCATCACTTTGTCGTTCGATGTATGCAACGGTTTCGTCGGTCAGTTGAGCGATTTCTTGGGCGGCTCGGACTTTGTTGGGATGGTCGGCGTATGCGTTGCAGATTGCACGAGCAAGTAGTGTTGCCGTTGTAGTACCGTCACCGGAAGCCTGTTGAGCCTCAAGTGCGGCCTGTCGGAACAGTTGCACTGCGGCTTGCACAGCAGGCTTTTCGGACTGTACGGAGGAAACAATCTTCACGCCGTCGTTCAACACCGTTGGTGGTCGTTCGGGATGCGTGACGAGAACAGTTCTCGCCTGCGGTCCCAGCGTACCTTCAACGGCATCAGCGACAAGGTTGATGGCCTCCAAGAAAGCGGCTTTCGCCTCTTCACCCATGACTACATTCGACATTTACTTTACCCCCAAAGTTATTTGCGACTCAATCCCAGCCGTCTTCGCCATCGTCAGTGTCAGCGAGAGGTGCGATGCGGTTCATGCACCACCAGCCGGAGGTCATAAAGCGAGCCTCGCCGTCACGAGTGACCCACGGGGAGCCAACAACAACGAGTTCCGAACCAACGCCGAAGTCAACCGAGGTTTCCTCGGAGGCACCGACATAGACTTCGATTGGTGGGGTTTCCGACATAATATCGGCATCAGCCACGGTCACGATGAATCCACCGTTTTCACGAGGGTCGATGTGAACCACTTCGACAACAGTAGCGTAGGTGGTGTCCCACTTTGCCTTGTCGTCAAGAGTTCCGTAGTGTTCGTGACACTTGTCGAGAGAAGGCATGAGCGTTTCACCGAGCCAATCAGCGATAAGTCCACTTGCACCGTTTTCGTCAACCATGAGAGGTGGTGCGGTAAAGATGGATGAGAGTTCAGCATCAGTGGTGAAGGCGGTGACCTTTGTACCGTATGCCATACCTTCACGGTTGGCAGGTTTCATACCGATGGTGCCGGTGACGAAGGTAGGCCAAGATTGCTTTGCCAAGTTGCCGTTGTACCGGAAGGAGTGTAGGCTCGGACTGTCGTTGGAGCCAGCCTTGCGACCCAAGAACAGACACGAGCGGTCGGGTTCTTCAAGTGGGCGAGCGGAGCCGTACTTGAAGTTCGGCTTGCCGTTTGCGAAGTGAGTTGTCGCTTTGTCCCAAATGAGTGAGAACGAGGTGTTCGCATCAAGAGCAATATGTCGTGGTGGAATCTCTTTGATTTCATCCGAGCGAGTACCTTCGGTGAAGTCTTGCTGGTTCAGCAAGGAAGGGTTGGCGTGACGGGTGTAGGTTCCGTCGTGGTTGTTCTCATAGATG